CTCAAGACTTAAATCTTTAGGACAAGTGTTAGACAATAATTGTACGAATACAACTGTTACAAATGTTGAAATTAGCGAGTAAGCAATTACTAGCCGAACCGTGTGACTACGATAGTCCACCGTCCAGCCGAACCCTGGACGCTAAAGTTGCAAGGGTTCAGTCCTTTCTCCACGGTATCTCATTGGTTTTGAGACACCATGCCGCGCCTTTTGAGGTGGTAGAGAGTCTGCGGGAGCAGGCTACTCGATACCTTGAGGTCGACGAAGAAGAGAAATTCTTGAAAAGGGCAAAGTACATGATCCTGTGGCCCATGGCAAGGTATTTGAAGAATACCGAACCACCACAAGCGGATCAACCTTTCCACTTCGGTGGAAGGTTCTGGCGTTGGGCCAAACCTCGATTAAACTGTTTCAGTCGGAAGAACACACACTTGTGGTATTCCTTCTTACAGAGTAAAAGAGCGGCGGCCCCGGTGTCTCCTGAAATTGTTCTTTCGAACTTCATGAAGCACCGTTCCCAGATGGAACAGCCCGACCCCTTACGGGAAGGGTGCGAAGGTTCAGACGAATTGTATGATGAGGTTATGGAATGCCTCGAACCAATTCTCCGAAAGCTCCGAAAGATTCTTCAACAAGAGTTGAAGCCTTTCTTTGAAAGGCCTCAACGGGAGATTCACAAGGGAAGTGAATCGGCCAGCTTGGAATCCAGTCGTAAGACCGGTGGACAGGCAGGACACCTGAGAAATCTTTTAGGAGTCGTAGGACTTCGCGAACAAGAACGACTCTTTAGGTCCCACGAGCAACATGGTTTCATCAAAGGAACCATGGGAACTCTCTTCAATCCTGTCGAAGAGGTTTCCGCTCGCTTCGGAGAACTTGAGGATCTGGAAGAGATCCTCGAGGCTGAGATTCAACGCTTCACCACCGTTAAGGTGCTGACAGCAAAGGTTGAGGCGGTTCTGGAACCATTTAAGGTAAGAACCATCAGTAAAGGGGAGTCAGTCCCTTACTATCTAGCCAAGCGTATGCAGCTTGTTCTCCATGGTGCTATGAGGAAAATGAACTGTTTCCGACTCATCGGAAGACCTTTGGATCCACCCGATCTGATGGATCTGAAGCAACAGAGTGAGTTCTATCTTGACCCAGCTGAGAACAGCTGGATGTCGATTGACTACTCTGCGGCGACTGACGGTCTTTCCGCTGAACTTTCTTCTGGAATTATGAAGGAACTTTTAGGGAATCTCTTTGTTGAGAATCCGTTCCTTTATAACATGATGCTTTCGGT